TTATTTTGTTACCTATTATGGTCACAAATTATTACGAATTCTTTCTATTTTTGTGACCATATCAGTCTCAACACCATAATTCAGTCACGCCATTAAATTCTGGTTATATTTTGTTACGTATTATGGTAACAAAATATTAAAATCCTCAAAAAGTCCGCATTATTAGCCGCCAAAATAGATCACAAATTATTTTCAATTTCAAATAAAATGTGATGATAAATTGACTTTAGGCCAAAAAAAAATTTTTTTTTAAATATTTAGGAAACGCAAACTACGGCTTGCTAATTGGGTCCCTTCCCAATGTTTCCTAAATATTTAAAACGCGAAATGCTGCAAAATTATTTATTATTACATTTATTTTTATACTCATCTGTTTCTTTATATATATCATATCCTCTTGCTTCAACTCTTTTAATAATTATTTTATTACGAACTAGTAGAGAGACTACTTCCCATGGTCTTATATTATTCTCCTCACTTATTGTCATAATATCTTTGTTTATATCTTCATATTGTTGTAATATTTTTTTATCTTTTTCTTCATGAAAATAGTATTGTATTTTTTTTTCCTTTTTAACTTTCTTTGTTGGCTCTATTTCTTCTACTAAAATATTTTCAATTACTATTTCTTTAAACTTAAAACCATTAAATTCAATTACACTTTTTTTCGTTTTTTCTGTATAAGTAGAACTATCTGCTATGTTTGTAATAATATCTTTGAATTGATCAATTGTTACATTATTTTTTAATATATCTTTTTTATTATCTCTCTTGAATTTATTCCAAATCTCAGTTGAAGTCAATTTATTATCGTCATCACTATACTCTATATTCATATCCCACCATTCATTTATAATATTATTTAAAGCAAATTTTTCATTTATTATTTCATCTGATGCGAATGATAACATTTCTAATAAGTCATTTTCCATATTTTTTAAAACATTAGAACAACCATTTATGTGTCTTCTCATTTCAGAAATCCTCTCTTGCAAAGTAGTAATTTGTTTTTTATATAATAAATCTTTTTCTCTATATTTTTGTAATTCTCCGTCTTCTTTCGTTACTTTTTTTGTAAGTTTATTAAATTCACTAGACATTAACCATGCTTGCCGTAACATATTTTGTGGTTCTTTATTACCTAGCAAATTATTAATAAATAATATACATTTTGTACCTGAATCTGTTGTAACCCATTTCTTATCAATTGGAAATCTATCATATCCGGATATATTTGTATTTAATGATACCATCCATGCATAATTCATATTTTCATTTACCATTAAATCTGATTCTATTTTTGTAACTTCTTTTTTCCGAATTGCACTAGAATAATTTTTTGAATCTACTAGCACATTAAATTCTTCAAAAAATAAATGAAAATCACCCTTGTGTCCTTGTTTTGCTTTATTTTCTATTTTGTATCCCGCAAAATCTTTAAAGGTTTCTGATAATTGTTCGAAAATATTTTCACCATATTCACCAAGATATGACGCTGATTTTGAAGTATTTTTACTTATTAATTTCTCAGCTTTATCAAATACTTCCCTATTTAATTGATTTTGTCTATCCTTTTCTTGTAATAACAAATCATATTTTTCTTTCACCTTTCCAACCTCTTTATCAACCAACTCTGTGTTATTATTTTTATGTTCCTTTAATTGAATAGAGAGAAATTCTATTTGTTTTTCAAGCTTTTCTACATGACCTTCATGTATTTTTGTCATTTTTTCTTCCATTTTTTTGGTTATTTCTTTTTGAACAATTATATCTAATTCTAATTTTTGAACTTCATCTTTTGTTTCATCCTTTATTTTCTGATAAATCTCTTTTTGAGAAAGCCCAATCGCCGCATTTCTACCTTCTCTCAAGCATTCACTTCCAATTTTTAACATTAAATAATTCTCTTCTGGAGAGAATGTAGCAATTATTTCGGGTACAATTTCATTATCTGGTACAATTAGATGTATCATTTTTGACATTATATATATTTAACACAAAACCTTTATATTATTTTAAAAACAAGTTTGTGTCAGAGATTTTGATAGAATTTCAGTTGAATATTACCATTTTGAATTAAATGATCATTCATCTGTTCTAGCAAATGGTGTGTTATCTGAATCTTATTTAGACTTTAATACTCGCAATGTGTTTGAACATGACCAACAAGTTATTGAAGTACCATTACTAGAACCTATTACTGTATAATTATTTGTATTTTCGTATAATATTTTTAATTTAATTTAAGAATATAATACATCATGAAACCAATAATATATTTTTATATATTTTTATTAGTTATAATTTGTTTTCTAATTATATGTTATTTATATAATATAACCACAGGTAAGCCTGTGTATGCTATTTCTGTATTTAATGATAGTATTAAGGGAACTGTTAAATTTAGTGAAGATTTAACCAATAATATGGTAAAAATAGATTTAAATATTAGCGGATTAAAACCTAATTCTTTACATGGTTTCCATGTTCATGAAGCAGGAGATTTAACTGATAAATGTACAAGTATGTGCGCTCATTTTAATCCTTATGGTAATACTCATGGATGTCCAGGTATGAGCAAAAGACATGTCGGAGATTTAGGTAATATAAAAACAAACAATAAAGGCGAAGCAATATACACATTTTATGATAATTTTATTAAACTTAGCGGAACTACGTGTAATATTATTGGTAGAGGTTTAATTATTCACGAAGACGAAGACGACTGTGGAAAAGGTGGAAATGCTGAAAGTTTAAAAACAGGCAATGCGGGTAAGAGAATTGCCTGTGCTGTTATTGGTTTTTCAAAAGAAAATTTTACATAAAATATACAAATAATTGGTATTTGATTAATCATTCTTATCTATTGTAACAATTTTGGAAATTTGTTTTATTATTTTATTCTCTTTTTCCATCTCGTCATCTCCTTTACCACCCATTGCCTCGTATGTCATTTTGTTAAATTGGTCGCCATATTTGGAGTGATATTCCATACAATCCGGATGTAACTCTTTATATTTATAAAGTAAATCACAATTTTTATTAGATATACGCTTGATAGCCTTTCGTATTTTTTCTTTTTCTTCATTTTCTTTTTCCCATTTGTCTTCTTCTTTTATATATAATACTTCTCTCTTTTTGTCCGCACAATGAACTGGTCTTTGTGTCACATCTAGACCTTTTAAGTTTTTTATTATAATATTTGAAAGACCTTCTACGTAACCTATTTCACCCATTTTTTCCAAATCCGATAATTGTAATTGTATTGAATTGACAAAATCTGTAAGATTCATTGCATCTTTACATGTCTCATTTAAGAAAAATTGCAAATTAAATGTCTTGTTATTAATTGTATTATTATGAGAATTGGTTGTTATAGTATTATTAATACCATTTTTAACCAATGATGCATTTTGCTCTATTAACTGAGTATTTTGCTTGATTAACAACATGATTAATTCCTTTTCTGATGGCTCTTCGGATTCGGATTCTGAACTAGATTCTTCTATTTCTTGATGTTTAAAACATTTCTTTTTGTGTCTCCATAATCCAGATCTATCTTTAAACTTCTTATCACAACATTCGCAAATATATTTTTTTTCGTTTTTATTGTTGCTTGCAGTTGCTAAATTGTTGCTGGTATGTTTTATCGTAAGAAGATGTCGGTTATAATCTGTTTTTTTACACGTATTAAAGTCACATAGTTCACAAGCATAAAACATGTCGTTATTTTTCGTTTTTTCGGTTGATTCGGTTGCCATATACTACTATAGTGAATCAACATAAAAAACTCCTAAACCTTTTTCCGCAAATATATTTGCGCAAAATGTGTTGATTAATGTTGATTTTTCAATTTAGGTAACATATTTTATTATAGATTATATTTTTTATACATTTATTATGATGATAAATGTAAAAAAATATTATTGTTTCGTTTTTTATCGTTTTTTTTGTTGATTTTGTTGCTAAAAACGACAAAAATGTACATCAAAATTTTTTTGTCCAAAAAATTTTATGGTAACGTTTTGAAAATTATTTTTTTGGTAACCAGACCATAAAATTCAATTATGGTCACAATGCCTTGCTTTTTGGGCAAAAGTATTTTAGGTTTTGGATTTTGGACATTTTTTTTGTCCATTTTTCGAAATCTGAAAAAACTTTCCCAACAAAAAAATGAAGTATTTTAAATAATAAATTGAAAATCATACTTAAAGACCAAATTTGAAGACTCATTGTGCCGACTTTTATGCTACCTAGAGAACAAAAATATCGCGCCATTTATAAACACTACACGTAAATAGTGTCAAAGTTAGTCCGGAGTATAATAATCCGGAATAACTCAGACACATTATTGGTAATGAGAAATAAAACAAGTTTCTTTTATTACAAATATCCAAATAAACTCCATTTACACCATTGAAGATTTAAATTTGCACATATGTTAATATAAAGATATTTTATTTATTATTTAATAATGTATCCTTTCAAAATTATTTACTCTAGTAAAGAACAAAAAGAAAAACACAAGGATGAAATATATGGATATGCTAACGATTTATCAGAAATAAAAAAAATAATATACAAACACGCTGATGAATATATTTGTCTGAATAAAAAGAAGATATTTTATGAAATGGAACACAATGATGAAATTTCACAGTATACATTTTATAAAATGTTTGATTCTCTACCAAGCGTAAAATATTTTGATATATCTCCAAAAATATGGCATGAATACGAAATAGATGAAGTAGAATTACATGAATATTTTTTGTCTTATTTTAAATCTTCAAGTGTGTAAAGCCATATTTACATTGTCTCTTGTTTTATTTAACAGATATTCTATATTATACGGGATTAAACATATAATGAACTTTTTGATTATTTAATTATATACTAGTATGTTTTTATGTATATGTAATAATTATACTATACATGATGTATTATTTATCAAAATAAACATTTACTTCTCTCTTTAAACCTAGGGAAAGTGTTTCTTGTGTAATAATACCTCGTGAATTTAAAAAATCTAAACTACCACTCAATATTTGATACACGTTGAGTTTTGTTGGAGGTAAAACAAATAAGTTCAAAGGTGATCTAATAAATTTTAAGTCAACACTATTTGATAGTGTTCCTTCTGGTAAAAAATAAACATTTGTTCCCGTACCGTCATATAATATTTTATCGGTATTATTACTATTATAAATAACTATGTTAAATGCAAAAGAACCGATTGGAATAGTTAAATCTATATCCGCAAAAATCAATCCGTTTGATGTTTGTTGTCTATCTGTTCCTATTTCATTTGCATTAATAATAGTAGATGGTAATAAAAGAGAGTAGTAGAAAGTAAGATCTGGCTGTCTAGACATATAATTTATACTTTTATTATTAAAAATACATAAAAAATAATGCTAAAGGTATTTATATTTTTTAATATTTAAAACTAAATATACATGTAATTATATGTCTGCATCTTATGTATATCTATTAGTTTCTACAAGTGGTGCTACTTATGTAGGAGCCACTATTGACTTGGAACGCCGGCTAAGACAACACAATAAAGAAATCAAGGGAGGTGCACATGCTACCAGCATAAAGGTAGCACAAGGTGAGACTTGGACCAGAGCTGCACATGTTAGTGGTTTTCCAGATTGGCAAGCTGCCTTACAATTTGAGTGGCGTTTCAAGCAATTATCTCGTAAATTACCTATCAAAATGCTTCCTTTAGAGAGAAGACTAAGAGCACTTAAACAATTGATCGGGTTACCACAATCCACAAGTAAAGCAATTCCTTTTAACGAATGGATTGTTCCTCCAGAAGTTCATTGTGAGACGCCGGATGCAGAGAGAATTTATAATCTAGAATTAGTATAATGCATTATTTTCATTTTTTTAGTAACTCTTTCATCTCTCTTATTTCATCTTTTTGTTTTTGAATAATATTCTTTGCTAATTTTGCGATATTATAGTCATCCGTTTTTTTTAGAACTTCTTCACTCATGAATAGTGCCATGGAATGATGTTCAATCATACCTTTTAAAAATTCCTTATCCTTTATGGCAACTTGGTTTCTGTACAAATAAATAAAGAGAAATAATAAAGCAATAATAAATCCATATTTCGTTGAACTAATAGAACCATATTGCATATCGTGCATTCCTATTTCTACGAGTGCCATAGATAGACACATAATGACGACCAAATAGGCTTTACCTATATTGTTTGTAATATCACTTAAAGAATTCACCATTAAATGCGGCATGGCAAAATATTGTATCAAGAAACCGAATATAAACATAACCGTTAGTGAATGTAGAATTTTCATTTATATAATATATAATATATAATATATATTATAAAATTGTTCAACGTTTTCTGGTAATACGATGACCCTTTTTCCGTCTAGTTTGTCGTATTTTACCACCCTGTTTACGTTTATGTGTTCTGCGTCCATATTTGCGATTTGTCTGTATTTTTCGTCTTCGCCCTCCTTTAAGTAATATTTCTCTATTAAGTGATATTTTTCTAAAACTAGTTGTTAGGTCATTAATACTATTATCTTCATTAATACTATTATCTTCATTAGCTTCTTCTATTTTAAGGTGATTACCATCTGAATTCTTTTTACCAAACCACCATGTTGCTAAGACAGTGATTGCCGTAAACAACCATGTGTTTAAATAAATTAATTCTGGTACTTTTTTTAAAAGGGTTTCCCAGTCTTTTATGAGATATCCAATATCTCTCAGATAGTCTTGAGAAACTCTTTCAGCATTAGTTTGCGCATCTTTAAATTGTCTATCATATGATATTATTAGCTGGTGAAAATTTCTTGATATTGTATCTGATAAAGTAAAATAATACCTTACTTCTAAATTAGCACCAGAAGTAACTTGTGTTAGTAATGCAACACCCTTACGTCCAAGATTCACCATTTTACTATAAGTTGGTGCATCTATTGGTGCATTTGTTGGAATTGAAGTAGGTTCTGTTAATGATATGGTTTGTAATTCTAAATATTTTTTAAACTCTTCCGGTGATTTTTTTGAAAGAAACTCTACTAAATCCGCAGTGCCAACAATACTAATCTTCCCATCTGGATCTTTCTTTACAACTAGATCTTCCATTGCTGCAACATTTTTTTTTATAAGATCAAGTTTATAATCATTCTCATTATCACTACTTGGTTCGTATAATACAAGTTCTTTTGAATTTGTTGATGGACTCGGCAATATTTGTTTTAATTCTTCTATTCCTTCAATCATTGATAAATTACTGCGAAAAACTTCCAAAGCATTTTTTTGTGCTTTTTCAAATATAGGTTTTGTTAAAGTTGAGGTAAATTCCGGATTTTCTCTAAAACAATTTATTACATCAAATGTAGTCTTCACTAATGATGGATCTTTTGCTCCAAATATCAAAAAATCTTCAACTGCAGTAGGTGTATGCGATTTGCACCCTCTAAATCTAGATGCTAAGCTAGTGATATCACCCAATTTTTCAGCAGTTTCATTCATTAATGAACGAGTATTCACAACCATAAAAACATCATAACATAATATTGTAATGATTGCTCCAATTGTAGCAATAATTTTAAGAATATATAAAATTTCTTTCAGAGACATTCCGCCTATTTGTCCAGTTATGTCGTGATTTATCTTATCAATAAATTCATCTTGAAAATCTCGTTCTGATAGACTCATTTCTGGATTTATTTTTTTAACTATTTCATAATAAAATTTCTGTAATATTCTATTTTTATAAATAAGAGCAAAACTGAATATTAAATTAAATTGCTCATTTTCATCAGTAATACTGTTTTTACTAAAATACTCCTCAATTATTTTACGATCTGCTTTTGCGATATATTCAAAAAAATTTTTGACATTTATATTTACCGATCTGTAAC